CCATCAGTCGCTTCAGCTAATTGTTTAAATGCTGCTAATCTCTCAGTGGCTTCCTCTAGATTACCTACTGATCCTAAAATTTCTTCAGCAATTTCGTGGAATAAACCACCCTCTGTCTCAGCTAACTCCTTATTGCGAATCATTAGCTTATATTGTTCTTGAAGAGCGCTATTAATATTTTGCTGTGCTGCTAATTGGTCACGCTTGGCGCGTAATACATTAGGATCTCCTTTTGAAGTGGTTTTGCCCCCTTCTTTACTAAGACCGGCAGCTTCGAGTTCGCTAGCCTCCAATGTGGCAAGAGCCGCAATTAGATCTGCTTTGCTTTTAATAGGATAAGATGCCACTTATTAATCCTCGTCAGAGAAAGGCCAAGTAATACCAGTAGTTTGTTCAAATTGTCCTACTGCTTGTTGGAGGATGACTCGTCTCTGGTTGGTCATCGGATGGTCTTTGCCGAACTGGGCATAAGCTTCAAGGTAATCTTTTTCTGAAAAAAGAGCATCAGCATAACTTCTAAGTTGCTTGACGGTTCCTTTTACATTAAACTTCAATACCTGTTCTTCTTCTTTAATCATGTAAACATCTTTGGTATCTTTGCCATAAATATAATCAAGCAAAAACTTATTCCATTCTCCAAAATTGTTCAACCAACTCTCAGTTAACAATTTAGGATTTTTATTAAAATTAATATACATGCGATGATCCCTCTATACAATAATTAGTATGATAAAAAAAATGCCCTTGCGGACATTATCTGCTTTTCTTAGAAGCTTTTTCATATGCTTCTTTTTCATCTTTGAATTGTTTTTCTAGTCTTTTGACAAACCAGTTACGCAATCCAATAGGAAGATTATAGGCCTCAATGAAAGACCAACCGCCGTGATGTTTAAGAAGAAAAAACTGTTCGTAAACAGCTTCCATGTATTTATCTGTCAGGCCAAAGAAAGTCAGCGCCGAAAGGCACCTCCAACATTTGGTCGTGACCACATGAATTACACTCGAAAGCTTCTATAATTTTAACATCAGGATTGACTGCTTTATAGACTGATTTTAAAAATCGTGAATCACGCAATGGCATGTTCTCAGCATAATGATTGACAACACCACGCTCACTATTACCCTGAACAGATACAACCATAAGTTTGTATTGATCTGTTATTAGAGTGTCTGCCATTTTACCCTTCTTCTTTTTAGCAGAAACAGTAGACAGATATCTTTCATCTTTTCCTGTTAAAAGCTTGATTTCTACATCAAATTTAGAAAAAGGCATTTTGATCATGAATGTGCCATTGCTGGTTTTATTCACATTTTCTGTTTCACCGATCATTGATTCTTTTATTTGTTTGTCCTCAAGGTCAAAAGAGATATCAGCACGAGTATTACAAGCAGGACAGGCAACAGTAGTATCATACATATTTCCATATCCTGAAGAACGAGCGGCAATTAGGATTGCGTTTTTATCTCCAATTAAAAGATCATCTACTTTTATCTGTTTACTTATAATAATGTTTTGTAAAAAACGATCAATTGCTATGCCTTTTTTAAGAAGCGTTTGTGATGTTAAAATATCTTCTTCTTTAGCAGTCATATATCGAATTTCAATTACATCTTCATTATGTAAGGGATGTGACTCAGGATAGAATGTCCCTTTTGAAGGTAGTTCAACAAACTCTGTGGGAGTAACAAACTCCATGGGATTTGCTGTTACGGGGGTTTCCCCTGACTTGTCTTGTGGACCAAGCCGGTCTGAATTATTTCTACTCAATTTTCACCTCAAATGTGTTATGTAAGACTTATAGTATTAGTTTCTGTTATGGGCTCGGGACTAGATTCAACAGTACCCGGTGTTGTGTTTAATACGGCCCAGTCATATTTTATTGTTAAATCAATTTTAACAAAATTCTCGCTGTCATAACTTAATTCTCCAAAATTAATGCTTGTTATGAAAGCTCCTTTTAATGTCCATGTTTCGATAATGTCACCAGCAGCATCTAGCTGTTGTATTTCTACATCACCAGCACGAGTGGCATTTAAAGCTTTTGAAATTCCATCGGTTTTACCCTTAAAATCAATATCTGGTGGATAAAATCCAATACCTGCCAAGGAATCATAGAGAGATTTTCCTACCGTGTCATAATCAATAATAGAAATGCTAATATCATTCCAAACACCAGTTGTGGGAAACTTAAATGTATGATTGATTAATTGATGCTCTGTGGAGTTAATAGTAAGCGAAGGCTTCGTTACACTTAAAGCATACCACCAAATACCATCGTTTTCTTTGCCGCCCTCATTAACAAGTCCATCGCCAGAGATTATAAATCGGTATTGTCTTTTTGGTTCTTTATCTAAAGCTGTCCAGAATGCCATTTATCACCTATGTGGGTTCATATGCGTCTGATGGGTTTGGGATATCTCCAACTTCAAAATAATCTGTATTAGCAACACCAGCAGTTGGGTGGGCGGCAGTAAATTCGCAAGAGGCCCAATCATAGCGCCATTCAATATCAACAGTTCTCATTTGTTCATCTTCATAAGAAAGATCTCCAAACTTTGCTGATTTAATAAATGCTTGATTTAGTGTCCAAACTTCAATAGCTTCGCCCTCGGAATCTAAAACGCTAATCGTAAGATCCAATCCTTTAGAAGCCGCAATAGCATCGGGTTTATCAATTGTTGAGCGCTGGGGAGCGTTGGTGTTCTTTGGAATCATATAACCAGATTGGGTTAATAAACTGTTTGTAAATGCTACAGCATCAGGAGTTACAGGATCTACTAAAGTCATAGAGATAGTTGACCAAGAGACTTTTCCGGGAAAGAAATATTTGTTTCCTAAAAATGAATGTTCGATCTCACTTACATCAAAGGATGGGGTATTCACATTCTTGGCCCACCACAGAACCGTTTGGTTTATCTGGACCATAAATCTATATGATCTCTTTGGGGCTACTGTTTGTGCTGACCAGAAGTTGTTTGATGGCATGTTTAAAAATCTCCGTTTATATTAAATAGTTTGGTTTAGAATTGTACACCAGAGCGGGTGATTATAAAGTCAATTGCGATAAACTCGATTGCTTTGGCTGGCTTAATAAAGATCTTAGCATACATAATGTTGCGATCTTGTAAGTCAGGAGTAGTCGTTGTTTTATCTAAAACAATTTTAAAGGCTTCAATTCCACCTTGGGTTTGAACTCGACGCAAAACGCGTGTAGCTCTGCCTGAGAATCTTCTCCAAGTAGCCTCGATGTTTTGATCAAAGAGTACAGTATCGGCAATGGTGTTAATTCGCTTTTTGATATAAATCATAAGTCGTCTAACATTAATGCGATCCAATGAGGAAGGATATGCTTGTAAGGTTTTTTGTCCAAAGATTACTGGATCACCTTGAAAGTTAGCAATAGGGTTAATGTCTACTTCGTATAAATCATCTCTATTAGCTTTATTAAGTGTCTCTGAAACTCCAATTGTGCGAGGTCCGTTTGGTCCACCAAGTTGAGCAATTCCACCGCGATTAAAACCAGCAGGAGCAAACCATACCGCTGAAACCTTTTGTGATGCTGCCATAGCACCAAGACCAGCGATTGAAGATGGAACATAAGTATTTGTTCCGTTAGCTCCGGGATTCTGTACTAAGATCCATGGATGATAAACACAACCATATGAAGAATCATAATTTCGAGTTCGAACGGTTGATACAACAGATGTAACACTTCCGGCACTTTCTGTGGTTGATTCCGCAGAAGTAGTATAGGCAGTATCTAAATCAATGATAGCAAGTGAATCAGCGCGTTCATCACAAACTTTAATCATTCGGTCAGTTATTGATTGCTTGCCAACTCCGGGTATGGCCAAAAGGTCCATGGCTACATTTTCTGAATCAGAGGCGATATCGAGTGCCTTATTCAAGGTAGCAAATTCATAATTAGATGTTTTTACGGTACCAATTAAAGAATTCGCAAATGGATCTTTTTGTTTAATGTCAAGACCATCAAAGCCGCCAAAAATAGGAGCCATAAATTGCTTAACATTTTTTGTTAGCAAGGCTTGTTGACTATTATCTCCAGAATAAGAATTACCAGCAGCGCGAGATCCTGATTGATAGTAGGCCGTATTGGTATTAGAATTTAATCTTATTTCATCCAATGAGAAAATGAACGATGTTTCAAGAGCAGCATCTGATGCTGGTTCAGTCCAAATGTCATAACCTTGTGGTAAAGCACGAATTAAATCAATATAGCTATTATCAAGCTTAATAGAAGCACTTCGATAGGGATGAATTCCAAACATTGTACTTACAAGGGCTGGATAATCTCCACCAGATATACCATATGTACCAGTAGCTGTTAATTTTATGGAGGGAAAATCAAATGAAGCTGTTGCTAGTGTATGTGGTTCGTTGTCTTGGTCTCCCATAACAACAGCAGGACTATTATAAATAGCATCCGCGCCATTACACATTGGAATAGAACCAGAACCAAGAACAAAAGGACCTTTACCTACGGCGAAAGGAGTTAAGCCTGCTCCCGCTTGACGGTTAATTGTGCTAGATCCACTAGTACATGTAAAACCTTTAAATCTGTTAGGCCCAAAGAATCCAAAAGGAAGAGCATATTCATCTTGTGGTCCTACACCATTTTGTAGAGCAGGAGCCATCTCGATACGAATATAGTCTGAAATGTTTGGATAACGATTAATTGTATTGAATTTTCTTTGGTCTTCTTGCCAAGATAGATATTGATCTCCAATTCTCTTGGCAATAAAGTTTTCGGAATTTGGATTCATGGTTAATCCAGAGAACTTTTCTACTTCGCTGAAGTTATTGTTAAACCTTCTAACAGACAAACTAAATGTTGAGTCGGGATTTGCTGCTGTTCCTAATTTAAGATCTTCAATGGCAATAGTATAATTTCTTTGAAAAAATTCTCCTTCCTGTAAAGCAACAACTCGGAAGAGTTTTTCCATATTAATTGCTTGATAAGAACCAGTCTGAGGACTTGGGTTAGGATCGCGATTGATAAACCAACCAGTTTTTGCGCCAGTATAACCAAATCGATTATTAGCACCGTTTATAGAACCAGAGCCCAATCCAAGTATAACGCCAATTTGCTTACCGGCGGTTGTGTTTTGGGTGTATGAATCAACAGATACTTCATAGGTTTCGCCAAGCCAATAAGAACTAGTAACAGTTTCAGTAGTTGGGTTTGTTTTATAGGGTTCTGTATTAAATTGATTTCTAATGAAATTATTGCTATCTGGATTAAAATTAAAAGAAACTGCTTCAGACGCTGAGCCCGATGCGTTCTTTATTAAAACAGTATATGTATTGGGGGTTTGTACGCCTCCTCGTGATTGAAAAAGGCGAGCCGATCCAGTTTCATTAACTGAGGTAGGCATATTACAAGCAGTACCTGATAACTCGATAGTACCTTGATCAAGATACCAAACAGCAGCAAGTGAGCCTGTTCCTAAAACTTTAGCCGAACCACTATCAATAATGAAAAGCCCGAAAGCTCCACCATTTTGGCGAGCAGCTATAGCGAAATCACCGCCAGCAGCATTATTATATTTTTCAGTTTGCCATCCAGCATACCCTGCTGGGACAGCATTAGAATCCTGTTCGCCCAAAAGTCGAATAAATGTAATCGGGGTATCGTCCGCAGCAAGCCAAGCTTGAGCACCGATAGCACCATATTCTGGAAATACTGATTGGCCATAACGCCATGAATCAGGCTTAGCAGCGTCTGGACCATATACTGGTTCTCCAAAAACGCTGACATAATCCGAATAGGATTTAACCTTAATAGGTTGATTAGCTGGTCCGCTCTGGGCACGACCAATAATTAAGGGACCATCCCCTTGTAGTTGTGCAGGGACCGTCGAGAGGTCAATTTCATTTAATTGAACTCCGGGTGATACAAAGTCAAATCTTCTAGGCATCAAAGCACTCCTTAAAGTCTATTTCATAATAAATAGTGTTTTAAATAACCAAAAGTAATTATTCTCGATATTTCTGGCCTACCTTAGCCCATGGTATTTTTTGACCTACCATGACTCGTTCTCTTGTAACTTTTACTTCTACAATATTTTCACGAATAATCGCTTTTGGTCTTTCATTATTTGGACCAGCGCCTATTACATAGCCTAGCCCTTTA